CTTTTAGTAAGCTCTCGAAGGTTAAAGTTTTCCGTCAGTTTCATCTTTTTTCTCCTTGTTAAAAAATTTTTCTCTTCGTTTGTCTGCCTCAATCTCTGCGATCCATCTTTTTGTTTCTGGATCTTCAGGGTCTTTTGTGATGTATGATTTTTGCATATAATCTAAAAACAAAATAATAGATGCAATAAAAATTAATGCATCAATCATTTCAGTTTGCTAGTGGATTCTTGCTGCTCGCTTTTAGCTCCTTAATTTCAAGTTCTAAAATTTGGTTTGTTTTTTCTAAAACTGCGATTCTAGCAGATTGTTTACCCATCTCACCGATAAGTCCGTCTGGGTTAAAAGGTTGGTAGTTTTTTAAAGATTCTTCCATTTGAGTCATGCGGGTCATGACTTCGCCATATTTAACAAAGCCTCCACCGATGGCCACTAAGACACCAATCAATGCTGCGACACCTGCGAGTTGTTCTTTTATTTTGTTCATATGTTTATATCCGTTCTAAAGCAAATATATTCAAAAATGTCTAGCGCAAAAATATAACCTAGATAAAATGATCCAAGTAATAACCCTGCAAAAAACAAACCAAAAAGCATTATTTTCATTACTTCTTCTTCTTTTTAATAACGCTTTTTAAAGTTTTTGCTTGTCCTGCATGTAATTTAGAGGCTTTGTTTAAACCTTTAATTACTTTTTTTATTTTAGCTTTTGCTTTTTTCATTAAATACCTACTTGTTTTGGGTTAATTATATTCTGTTTAGCTCTAGGCCTACTTTGTCTTTGTTTAAAAGTATAAGTAATCTGTGCCTGTTTCTTGGCCTCTTTGTCTCTAAACTTAATAAGATGTGAAAAATCTTTATTGTCCATTTTTTAAAACCTTTAGTTCTTTTATCAGTTTTTCTTTTTTCTGTCTAATCTCAAATACCTTCTTTTTTTGTTGAAAAACAGGATCTTTTTGTTGATAAGATACCAGGGTAACATTGTTGTATAGTATTCGATTATCTCGAATCGTTGCTTGATCCAAATAAATATTCTTCGGTTTATAGAATTCGATATTCGCATAACTTTCTAGCGCACTATTATCTGACATTAGTTTAATTTTTACAAGGTTTTTTAATTTTAAATTTTTTCCAATGTCCTTGACTTGAGTATCTATTTTCTCCATAGTCTTTGCCAATGAAATTTTTGAAGAATCTTTTACGTCACCTGAAGCTTTGTCAGTTTTGTCAGTTGAATCTGGCGACTGGTTTGATTTTGTTGTCTCTTTTGGGCTATCATTCTTTTCATTCTCGCCAGGTTCCAATATTTGTGATTCCTGAGTCTCTTTTTGAGGCGTTGATGTACCAGCGTTTCCTGGAGCAAATTGTTCCTCAACAAAACTTGACTCCTCCTTCTGAGGAGAGGGAGTTTTATTACCGGAAAGCTCCAAGGTCTTTGTAACACGTGGTTTTTCTAATTTAATTTCTTCTTTAATTTTTACAGTTTGTTCTAATTCTTTAAACTCTTTAACAATCTCAGTATTAAAACTTATAAGTTCTGTTTGTACTGCAGGAGGCAGCGCAGTATAATTAATATCTAAAAGTGTGGCTGTAAGATTTGCACCAACTAAGTTGGGTCCAACATCTCCTATTGCATTAACATTATTTCCATCAATACCTGTCCATACCCAGTTCCAGTTTCTTGCACCAGTGCCGTTATGTATGACTGTATCTGTGTAAGTATAAGTGTTGTTATAATATCCAGCATCATTGTTTCTGTTTTGTGTAACTGTTGCTAATGAATTATTGTTTGCATCTAAAATATTAACCGTTGTTGAATAGCTATCTCTTCCAGCTGTTGCGTTTCCACATTGATATGCTGAACCTGACCATTCACAGTTTTGTACTTCAGTTGTTGAATTTAATCTTACTCCACCATCAAGACTATCTGCAGTGGTTGTAAACTGTCCACCATTTTGTTTTTCAGTCGTAATACCAACAAGAGACCCTGATGAAGAGACTGTTCCTGTGCCTTTAGCTTCTAACTCTGCACCGTAAACCGACACACCTGATGTTGTCCAACCTGTTGACCCATTGATACCGTTTATTGTTCCTGATTGATTTTGTAAGTTTGTTTGATTTACATTGGCGTTAGGTAATAAATTACCGCTTGTTGCTGTTTCAGCAAAAGCATTACTCGTCAGCGTCAGAGTAATTAGAAGTCTTACTATTATTTTCTGCATCTTCAATAACCTTTAATCTTTTTACATATAAGTCGTAGTCTGGTCGAAGTTTGCCATATTTTTTCCATTGTGCTTGTGCCTGTTTACCAATCTTACCATCAATCGGACATGGAGTTCCCGCCATTTCCATGCTTTGAAACACACGCGGGTCCTGACAAAGAAGTGCAACGGCCGCTACGTTCATACCGTTTGCTCTAAGTTCTCTTGATAATTTTATTCTTTCACAATTTTTATCTCTAAAACTTTTACCACCAGATACTCCTAAACCAAAAGTTTGAACTCCAGCGCTAGCTGATACTGAACACACATCTATCCCAGATGGTGCTAGATTAGGCGCAGAGGCAGTTGGAGGAGCAGAACGTATATTACTAGTAGTGCTATTAGTAGTAGTGCTAGAACTAGAAGAACCAGATTCATAAGTAGTCGATGTCGTATAACCACCTTGAATAGAAGTGTTGCCACCGCTGACATTTTCTTGCGTAATATCCGAATAAGATGTTGTAGCATAAAATACACACACCAATAGCGTTAATAGTTTCTTCATGGTCCCTCTCGCTAAGTTTTATATATGATTTTAATCTTCTTGAGAAGGCTTATTTGGTTCTAGATCGTAGAACATATTATCAGAATCTTCTGTCACCCACGCGTCATCTTCGCAATCCCAGACTGTAGTTTGAACTTTATAATCTGGCCAATCTTTATCAGTAGTGTAAGAATTAACATGCCACAGACAGCGATTATTAGGCTGAGCCGCGTAATTACCATTATTAAGTTCGAGAATATGAGCGCATTTATGTTCTTGGGGAATTTCAGAGTGCTCAGTGTTAAGTATGTTATTATCAGGATGGGCCCAATCAATAGTAAATAAATAATTTCCATGATAAAATTTTTTATCCTTTCCTCTAAACTTACCGTCTAGACCATCCATCCAATCAAAGCGATGAATACTAGGGTAGTAACTAAAACAGTTCCACAGCTGTAAGTCTTGGAGCGGCATATCAGGCACTTGGGATCTAGAAAAACGTTTTTGGAAAAACGCGCTGATAGGCAAACGCCAAAAGCATGCCCCGTTCGGTAACATAATATTAAATAAAAGCGAACGACCGATAATACTCGTAACACCAAAGATAACGCATTCTCTTTCACCGCGTTTATTTTGGTCCATATCATATAAATACTCCGTCCTAATTTTGCAGTAGATTGGTGGAGTGTTTGCATTAAGGTACGCCATAGTTTATCCATTTATCTCCCCCCAGGTTTGGCCTGACTCATAGTCGACTTTGTTGGGAACTGCTAGTGTAACAGCATTTTCCATGATCTCAATAATCTTTTTGGCTTGCTCCTGCGACTCAATCGATAAATCTAATTCATCGTGAATTTGTATATGTGGTACAATTCCTTCTTGATATAAATCTAACATAGCTCTTTTTGTCATGTCTGCAGCAGATCCTTGAATAAGTTTATTTAAGGCTTTGTAAGTCATTGCTCTTCTAATTAATTTCGTATCTTCTCGTGCAACTTCATTTCTTATTAGATCAAGCTTCTCGTCGCTCGCTTCTGGATACTTATCTTTATAATTTTCTAAATATTTTTTTTCAATATCAGCTCGAGTACCGATGGTTCCAAGTTTTGGATTATATTCATTAATCTCCCACTTATCGAATCGACATCGTCTTCCAAGAAGAGTTTTTATATGTCCTTGCTCTAAAGCTACATCCATTGTGCCTTTCATTAAATCTTTTACAAAAGGAACACTATCATGATATTTATCAAAAAGTTTTCTAGCCTCTTGAATCGTTGATAGTCCAAGTTGTGCTTGAAGTTTAGCTTGGCCCATACCATAGAACAAACCAAGATTAATTGTCTTTGCTTGTGACCTAGAAATATTTGCCATGTCCGCAACTGTTTGGTGAAAGTCTACTGAGTCATTTTTAAATTCTTCTACAATTCTTTTTACAGACTCATCTTCTTTTATTAATGGAGACTTTGCTGCAAAGTGCACGACAAGTCTTGGTTCTTGCTGTGAGTAATCAAAACATCCCCAGGCATGGTCACGTTCTGGTAAAAATAAACCACGAATCATTGGACCTAGATCTTTATTTCTTGCAGGGATTTGTTGAAGGTTTGGATTTGAATAACTAAATCGTCCAGTTACGGTGCCACCCTGGTCAGATTTAATTGGATTAATATCTGCATGAATCCTACCCGTTGTCCCATGTTTTAAAATTGTATCAATAAATGTTGTATGTGCCTTGTTTATTTCTCTCGCTTTTGCTATCTTTTGAACTACAGGATGTTTATGTTCTTGTAAAAAATTTTTAGTAAAGGAAGGTGCTTTTGTTTTCGCGGTTACATTATATTCTAAATCAAGTTTATCAAAAACTTTTCCAATACTTCTTGCAGCCCATATTTGCGGCTCTATTCCTGTTTCTTTTTTTACTTGCAGCAATAACTCTTCTTCTTGTGAAACTAACTGTTGTTTCAATCTATGAGCGCCTTCGATATCGACACGAACCCCTTTAAATTTCATATCAATTAAACATGGAAACAAATCAGTTTCTAATTTAAATATGTTTTGTAAATTTTGTTCTTCAATTTCTTTGTTTAATCTATGAAATAGTTTTAAAGTTAATTCTGCATCTTGCTCAGCATAGTTTCCAACATACATTGCAGGAAGTTTATACATCTCAGATTTAGGATCTATTCCTGCAGCATCAGCAGCTTCCTTTAAAGTTTTCTCATCTTTTATTCCAAGCTGATAACTTACCCCTGCACTATTTAAAGAATACCACATCCTATTTTCATCAGTCAGTGCTAGCATAACCATAGTATCTTTAATACTTCCGTTAATTTTTATACCATACGCTTTTAACCAACACACATCGTACATTGCATTGTGAAATATTTTCGTATTATCATATCCACAAACTTCAGCGACATAATCTAAAACAATTCTTTTATCTAAATTTCCTTCACGGTGTCCGATTGGATAATATGCGGACCAACCTTCAACTGCAATGGCAACACCAATAATCTCTCCATCACGGTGAATTGCACCTGAACCTGATTTTTTTAAATTAGGATCTCGAGTTTCTAAATCGATAGCTATATATTTATAGCCAGATAAATTTGGAAAATTTTCTGGACAGCTCCATTCCACTTCAGCCTCGAACATTCTTATCTTGGATCCTCTCGATTTCTAATTCACAGTAGTGAATAATTTTCTTAAGATCCTCGATACCATTTTTATCTACATAACGCAAGATGTACTTTATAATATTGCCTTGCAGATAAGATAATTTGTTTTCAGCAATAAATGTAAAAGGTTGAATCGTATATTTTTTATAATGTTGTCCTCCGATTTGTTTTTCGTTTGCTGATTTAGGAAACATACTTTTGTTTGTCATATGATGTGACCTCCTATGTTGTATTGATTATATTTTGAATCTAAACTTGTAATGTAAAGATTTTGTTTTGCTCGTGTAACTGCCACGAACCAAACTCGATGTTCGGTATCTAAATGCATCTCTGTTGCTCTTGCAGAATCATAAATTATTTTTTCCATGTCTGTATAAATAACAACATTGTCTGCTTCTTCTCCTTTAACACCATGTATTGTAGATAGTTTTATTTTTGCATCTTCATGTAAATCTTCACCTCGATCAATTAATTCTTTAATATAAATTTTCTGCTCTTCTGTCATATGTAATTGATTCCAATCACCTTCAACTAAAAGTCCATGATCTTTTTTTAATTCTTCAATCGTAACTGAATCAACTTCTTTTAAAGATTTACCACTACTAAATCCACGTTTAACATGTTCTTTTCTAATGCATTTTTCATATAGATTAAAAGCGTCATCGCTTGTGACAGAGGCTCCTTGATTTAATTTGTCCCAAGTTCTCCATGCTTTCAATAAACCTCGATCTAAAATAGTTTTATATTTACAATCAAATCGATAACCGGTTGATTCTAAATATTGTATGATCGGATATATAACAGCTTTTGATCTTGCTAAAATAAACCATGTTCCAGTATTTAAGTTTAAATTAGATAAATCAACAATATATTCTACTTTTCCCATTCCCTCTCTTGGAAACCACCCTTTTAACATACGTTTAGATATGTTATCTAATATTAATTCTGCTTCTTTGTGTATGTTTAGAGGCACTCTCATAGACTTTGTCTGTGCATCAATAACACCTTTTAGGTTTATAAAATTTTTAGGATCTGCACCCTGAAAAGAATAAATAGCCTGATCGTCGT